TCCTTAAAAAACATTTTGGGGGAAACTGGCGGGAACCAGCCCGAATCAGCGCAGGTCATGGCGTATTTGCCGAGATTGGAAACGGTTGGCGTTAACCAGGCGTCGTACGGTTTGGGTGTTGCGGCCTGGGCTGAAACGCATATGGGTTTGGTGTTGATGGATTGGCAAAAGCACGTACTTTGCGGTCAGCTGGCGCATGACGATACCGGCGCACTTCAGTTTCGAGAAGCCTGCGTCAGTACGGCTAGACAAAATGGAAAATCGCAAGGCGGATTGTGCCCGCTAATCGGTTGGTGGCTTACAGACTTTGCAGCTATGCGAGGCAAACCGCAAAGCGTGTTATCTGTGGCAAACAAACTGGATAGGGCTGAAGCAATCTTTGGAATTATTGCGCCAATACTGGTTGACAAATTTGGGGCTAAGGCCGTTAACGCTATGGGCCGTAAGTCTGTCAAAATGCCTGACGGGTCTACGTGGGAAGTGAGGGCGGCGACACCAAACTTGCACGGCGGTTCCCATGATTTGATTGTCATAGACGAATTGTGGAATATCAGTAGCGAGGTTGTAGACACGGCTTTACGGCCCAGTCAGATTGCAAGACAAAACCCTTTGCTGTCTATGTGGTCCACGGCGGGCGACGAATCTAGCGTGTGCATGATACAGATTCGGGAAACAGCGTTAGCGGAAATAGACAACGGCGAAACGGGCCAGGTGTATTTTGCGGAATACAGCATGGCGCCTGGCGCTGACCCTCGACTAGAAAAAAACTGGTTGGCGGCTAACCCTGCCATGGGTGTCACCGTGACCGTGGAAGCGTTGCGGGCTGTATCCAAAAAAGACAGCTTCCTACGCGCCCATTTAAATTTATGGGTTAGCGCTAGGGGCGGGTGGCTGCCAACTGGCCTATGGCAGAAACAGTTAACGGATTTACCTATGCCTGCCGGCGGCGTGTTAGCTGTCGACACAGACCTTGCAGACGGACGATATGTAGGCGTGCGGTCTGTAATCCACCAATCCAAAGCGCATGTGATCGTGGAATTTATGGTTGATACCGAAGACGCCTGCTGGGCAGAAATAGAACGTGTCATGGCAGACACCCAAACGGCCCTAGTTATAACACCGTCCCTGCATTTGCATTTGCCAACAATTTTGGAAAGGCGAACAACAACTATTGGTTACGGCGAATTGCTTAAATATTCTGGCCTTATCCAAAAAATGATTATTGAAGGCAAGGTGCGTCACCGTGGCGAATTGGCTTTAGCGGAACATGTCAACCGTGCCGTCCTAACTAAAACGGGTTCCGGTGTCGTCCTATCGTCACAGAAAAGCCCAGGGCCGATTGAACTTGCCCGCTGTATGGTTTGGGCGATAGCGGAATCGTCACGGCCTAAAGTTGTGGGCAAACCAATGTTTGCTGTCTCACGGACACCGTGACGGCGGGTTGCGCTAAAGTTTGGCTAGCCCTTGCCTGACGTCGGGTCGGGCAGGGGCAACCCTCGCAAAGGAAAACAACATGGGACTATTTAGTAGCAAAGTGACTAAAGCGGCGATTAGTCCTAACCCGCAGGTCCAGGCTGCTATTGGTGGCGGATATTCCACCCAAGTTGCAGGCCCTAATTTGATTGGCGAATTTTGGTCTTACCAGGCTGGCGCTTTGCGTAACCGTGCAATGAGTGTGGCGTCTATCAGTCGAAGCCGTGACCTTATGGCGTCCGTCCTGGCGACAATGGATTTAAAGATGTGCGGCGAAATGTGGAACGGGGAGGAAATGGAAGAAATCCCGTTGGCGCCTAGAAGCTGGTTGCGCCAACTGGACCCTGAAATGCCAAACAACTTCCTATTCCCATGGGTATTTGATGATTTATTCTTTTTCGGAAGATGTTTTCTCTATGTAACTTCCCGCACTAAAGACGGCTATATGGCGTCAGCAACCCGTTTACCGCAAGGTTCAATAACCACACCTGACCAAGTACCGCCCGTCTGGTACGGCAAATCTAAAGAAATCTTTTTTAACGGTGGCGCTTTAAACCCTGCTGATGTTGTGCAAATTTACAGTCCTACGCAGGGCATGATTTTTATGTCTGAACAGACAATAGATACGGCGCTTAAGCTTGAAGCTGCACGTAATCGCAATGCGGTTTCGCTGATTCCGGCCGGGATCCTTCGACAAATTGGAGGTGAACCCTTGTCCGCAACGGAATTGGCGGCGCTAGCAGAATCGTTTAACCAGGCACGGATGACAAACCAAACGGCAGCGTTAAACGAATTTTTAACGTACACAGAAACAAACGCAACACCAGACAAAATGTTGCTTATTGACGCCGCCGAATATCAAAGCCGAGAAATCGCTAACTTGTGCAACATACCCCCGTATCTATTGGGTTTATCAACGGGAAGTTACGCATACAGCACGTCAGCTAGCGCCAAGTCGGACCTTTGGACATTTGGTTTGTCAATGTACGCTTCAGCAATCACGGCAGCGTTATCACAACAGCTGCCACGTGGAACCTACGTTAAATGGGATACCGAAAAAATGTTAGAGATTCACGACATGCGTAATATAGAACCAATGCCACAACAAAACTCACAAGAGGAATTAGCGACATGATCAAATTTACTTCCAGCACGTTTACTGTTGACGCCGCAGGGCCTGACGGTTTGCCTCAACGCACCATTACGGGTATTGCTGTCCCATACAACGTTTACGCCACAGTCAGCGACGGAACCCAGGTGCAATTTGCGCCAGGCAGTTTGCCCGTAGACGGCAAAGCACCAAAACTTTATATGTACCACGATTCAACACAGGCCATAGGGATTGTTAGCGAAAGGGTAGACAGCCCAGAAGCCATGTATTTCACCGCCAGCGTGTCAAACACCCGTGCCGGCGACGAAGCGTTAGTGCTTGCAGCTGACGGCGTCCTAGATTCCGTTTCCGTAGGTGTCAACCCAACCGAATTTAAGTATGACGGCGACGGCAATATGACGGTCCTAGCCGCTAATTGGGTGGAACTTAGTCTTGTCCCCATAGGCGCATATGCGGGTGCTACCATAACGCAAGTAGCAGCTTCCGAACCTGACACGGAACCTGAAACAGAACCTGAAACCGAAACCGAAACTGAGGAAACCCCAATGGAACTTGAAGCCGAAGTCATCGTGCCAACCGCCCCAATTTTTGCACAGGCCCGACGTGAACCACGTTTGCCAAACGCTGCCGAATTTATTGTGGCAATGCACAAAGGCGGCCTTGAAGCCGCTAACGCAAATAAAGTTTGGAATGACTATCGGGCCTACCACAAGTCCGATTTAGAATTTGCCGATACAGCCACCGGCGACGTGCCTGGTATCGTCCCAGTCCCAATTTTGGGCCCCGTGTTTGCAGACATCAACTATATTGCACCGTTGTTGTCAGCTGTCGGTACACGGGCCATGCCAAACAACGGCACAGGGTCCAGCTTCGTGAGACCTACTTGGACTACACACCCGACCGTGGCGGCCCAAACAAACGAATTTGATGCCGTCTCCTCGACAACCAGCGTCATTGCTTCCAATGTGGTTTCTAAGCAGACTTTCGCTGGCAGCGCCAGTTTGTCCTACCAAACAATCAGTTTCACGGACCCCGCAGCCATGGCAATTATTTTGCAAGACCTCGCAGGGCAGTACCTCACCGCCATTGACGGTTTCGCCTGTACCGAATTGTTAGCAGCTGCAACCTCGGCTGGCGTATGGGACGGCACAGCGCCTGACCTCATGAAGTCAATTTATGACGCCGCCGTTGTCACTTCAGACGCAACAAACTTCCTGCCAACGCATATCGCTGTTGACCCTGCAACGTGGGGCAAAATGGGCCAGCTTGTAGACGCCTCAGACCGCCCAATTTTCCCAGCAATCGGCGCACCTGGCCTACTTGGACAAAACAGCATGGGCGCAGGTTCTGCGGCCTCATGGTCCGGTAGCAACCCGTTAGGTTTGCAAATCATTGTTGACAACAAATTTGCTGCCGACACCATGATCATTTTTAACGCCAATGCAGTTGAAATTTATCGCCAAGACCAGGGCCTGCTATCTGTGGAAAACCCAAGCACGATTTCACGCCTAATGAGTGTGTTCGGATACGCAGCATTCTTCGCCCCGAACGCCGACATGATTCAGAAAATCACCCAGTAGTCGAAAGGCGGTTAGCCGCCCATGGCTGTATATAGCGTTACTTTTACACAGCGACTAGATAACTATTCTGTCGTCCAAACTTTGACGGAACCCGATCTTGATTTAGGCATGGCGTTTACACTTGTAGATTGCGGCTTAACTTTTGACGGGTCGCACACCGTTTACGCTTTGCCCGCATACCTGTTTAAGGGCGTTAACAGCATGGGCGACCCCGTCTATGACCTCAGCGTGCCGATACCTAACCAGGTGCTGTTTTACAATGCAAACGACGATTCCGAACGCACAGCGTTAATACCGCCAGGGACATTAACCGCTACCGAAAACGCAACGTGGATAGACGGCGCTGATGTAGAGTTATGGCTTGGCATCGCATTAGCTGGGGTAGACGAATCAGCGTTTTTGCAACAATGCGCCGATAGCGCCAACAACCTAATTTTTAGGCGACGTCAAGAAAGCGGATATACGGACAGCCTGACAACTTCACCTGGCCCAGATGTCACACTTGCAACGACGATGTATGCGGGCGCTTTATATCGCCAGCGTGGCGCCGTCAATGACTTTGCGGGCTTCACAGAGATGGGTACACCTGTTTCTACGGGCCTTAGTCCGTTAATTAAACAGCTTGCCGGTATCCCTCGACCAGCGGTTGCCTAATGACTGTCTATACGGACCTTTTCAATGAGGCCATAGACGATTTAGCGTCAACCCTTGAAACGGTGACAGGTCTACGGGTTGTGTTTAACCCTGAACAATTAAACCCGCCTTGCGTATTCCTAGACGCACCCGATTTTGAAGCCCTGTCCAGCACCATCGTTAAAATGAGTTTTAGCGTAAAGGTGCTGACATTAGGGCCAGGCAACTTAGACGGCTTACGCAACGTTTTAAGCATGTCTGCGGCGCTTCTAGCAAGCAATGTCGCTGTCAAGTCTGGGCGCCCTGGCTTTGTTACTGTCGGCGGGCAAACTTTCGCCGCCTATGACTTAACCGTAGATTTGCAGGCCCAATCGTGACTTACCGAATCGTCAGCAATCGCATAGGGACACCTGGCGACAATTACAAACCTGAAGCAGGCGTCAACGTCGAGGCGTTGCTGTTGCACGGTTTTATTGTTGAGGACAAAGCACCGCCAAAATCTGCTAAAACTAAACCAACCGAAAAAGGATAAACCTCATGGCAACTAGCACCTATCTTTCCAACCCAGGCGTATTGGTCAACACCGTTTCGCTAACGGACCAATGCACCGCCGCCACGGTCACTAACACCGCTGAAGCCCTCGAAGCCACCGCCTTTGGTGGCACGTCACGGGTGTTTGTATCGGGCCTGTTTAATCAGGAAATTACCTTGGACTTGTATATGTCCTATGCAGCTGCCGAAACTTACGCCACCCTTGCGGCCTTAGTTGGCACTACGACAACTGTTAAAGTTTCTAACACCGTTGCAGGCTTGGC